AATCATAGAATAAATCCCCATCCTCGTCCATTACCACAAAAGCAAAGTTAGGAGAAATATCCCCTAGCATTCGACGGACGTGGTTAAAAGCAATATCTGGGTCAATGTCAGGTGTCCTATTCTTCATTTGCTTCCCTTTGGTTGTTCGGTTTTAGGAGCCAAGGGTTTCTTGGACCAGTCAATATCGTCGTAGTTCTTACGCTGCTTCTCAGCATTGTGTCCCTTGCGGGGGCCGCTTCCTTTAGTACTCATTGTATTCCTCCAGTTTTAGCCGTGCTTTACCTCGTTCATAGAATGTGTCAGCTACGTATTGTTGATAGTAACCATTAGCTAAGCTAATACGAAACATAAGCTCAGCTACTTGATTAGCGGTAAGGTCATCGTGCTTAGTATCAATTGATACCTCTTCGTCGTGTCTCTTAATTGTTATCTTCATCTATCTCGATTATATCAGCTACCTTAGCTTCCTCTATACGCTTCCTAGCAGCAGCTATAGTCGCCTCGTAGTCATCCTGTGTGTACACCTTGCGGTCCTCAGTAATCTGCGTAGCTTCCCCTCTAGCCGTCATAGCCTCCCTTGAAGCATTGGACTTAGCTATGGATAACTCCTTGATGTCCTTGAACCCGACCTCCATCTCTGGATCATTCTCCAGGCGGTCGCGTACCTTATCAATTAAATCCTCCTCTAGGCTGCTTAGGTTCAGATAGTTCTTGGCCGCGATACGACCACTTAACTCCTTGAACGTACCCATATGGTCAGCGTAGTCCGTGAGTACACTAATAACAGTATCTCGCTCGAAACCATAGTGACGTACCAGCCTAGTCTGGGAACTACCCGTACTATACAAATAAAGCAACTTAGCTACCTTCGCGGGATCATAGACGCTCAAGCACTTGAGCTTTAAACCCCGCTTCTCATTAGCCACCTCGTGGATACTCTGCTGAATCTCGCTCAGTAAAGCCTCCTTCTCCTTCTCAGTTGCATTCATTTCCCGATCTTCCATACCAGTACCTCATCATTAGTTTTACTACTTGTCAAGTTAATATACTATTAGCATTGCTAATACATAAAAGAAAGTTCAGTATATACGTATACATTCCCAGATTTCGTGTTATACTCTGCGTACCATAAGGCAGCAACTTCATAAGACAGTTCAGTCCTAAACGTAATTCCTTTAATGAATATAAAATAAAGGGAATCATAAAAGAGAAGTCATAAACTGACATCTTATGGTACACGAGATTACTAGGGTTTCTATAAGTGCAGTCCTGGGATTGGTACTGGTGGGTAGAAGCCCCTTGAGGGGGTAATTTTTTTAAGGGGCTGTATATGTATATATATACAAACGTCGCGCTTCAACTTGACCCCCACCCCCCCTGTCTCGCGCGCCACGTGCTATACACGCGCGCCCAGGTGTAACGCCCGCGCGCGCCCGTGCGCTATTGTCCGGCTGCGACTTTGGCTTTGCTTTCGTGCGTGAGCTTGTTATTTCTTTTGCTATGAAGTGATGCATTCGCACGGCTATTGTTCGCACTGTCATTCGCCCAGGTCTATCTCTCTCCATCTCATATAGTGGAATGCTTTGACGGGTAAAAGTATTTGATTTTTTTTTAATATATACTTGACACCCTTTGATTTACCCGCATTGATAGGGTTTCACTCTTAACACATAAACAGTTCGCGGATCTGTAAAACTGCATTCAATAAATGAAAGCTATATGCAAGCAAATTACAAAGGACGTTGAAATCATCGGAAATGATCAGTCGATAGGCTGGGCAGCACGAAAAATAAAGGGGGGCAGCGTAATTAACTCTTGGACTTCAAAAGCGACAGCAAAAAAACGAGCAAAACTTATTCAGGAAGAGATTGACGCCGGATATAAAAAAGCGAATTAGTACACACCTAAAACAGTTTGCGGAACTGTAAAACCGCCTTTAATATATGAATAGAAACCAATGCATAAACGTAGTCCGCGCAATAAATGATACTCAGGCTATTAAAGGCCTTTTGACTGATTGCATCAATGAATCGCCGGCATCTTTAGAGAAGCGAGGAACTTGGCAATATTACGCTGAAAAGATGCTTTCTTATTTAGAAAGTGATTTATCAGGAAATCCGCCTTTTTCAATATTCGCGGAAAAAGGTAATAAGAAATTGCCATTTGCTGCCTTTTCTTCTTTAGCTCTGGCTGATTGCCCCGGAAAAGGTGATTGTGTTAACTTTTGTTATTCGCTACGCGCCTGGCGATACCCGGCTGCATTTTTCCGGCAGTTGCAAAACAGTTTACTTATGCGCCTGAATCCGGAAGTAATAGAAAAGGCATTCTTAAGCCTAAAGACTGGCCGGACTGTCCGGCTATTCGTTGACGGTGATTTTAAAGACGTTGCAACTTTAAAGATGTTTATGGAGCTATGCAAAGCGCGCCCTGATCTTAAAGTTTACGGGTATTCGAAAAGTTGGCTTGAATTCGTAAAGCTTGATTCAACCGGATATCAGTGGCCGTCGAATTATTTGACAAATGCGAGCTCAGGCAGCCGGCACGAACGCACCGGCCTTGCAAATGCTTTTCTAAGCTTGCCTGTGGTTCGCGGGGACTTCTTGGCTGTCAAAGTCGACAAAGCGCACATAAACAAAAGAGCATATCAGGATAAGACAAAAGCCGGCTCTAAAGAATACAGGCGCGACGTGCTGGCAAAGCTTAGGCAAATACAAACAAAGGCCTTCGCCTGTCCCGGAAATTGCGGGAATTGTCTACCACAAGGCCGTCACGCCTGTGGTTCAAAGGACTTCGCCGGTGTTGCGATCGGCATCGGGATTCACTAGGAAAAGAGAAGGCCGGCCGTCAAAGGCCGGCTTTTTTGTATCTACTCACAAGCAAGGCACGCCGAAAACCCCACTAGTGCACAAGGTTTGCCAGCTATAAGGCCACACAAGGCCTTTTGATTTGTGGCAAGGGTAATGACTAGGGAAAGACGCCGGCGAGCTAGGGAAGGCAAGCCAGGCAAGGAAATCTAGGGAAGGCCAGCCAGGCAAGGCAAGCAAGGCAAGCAAGGGAAGCGAGGGAAGGAAAGCAAGGGAAGCTAGGGAAGCAAGGGTAAAATATTTTAAAAATATATTTGACACGTAGTAAACAAAGGACTTTAACAGTAATTGAAGCACGGGAAAAGCCCGCTGTATAACACACATAAGAAAGGAAAACAATGGAAACTATAAAAGAAGTACTAATGACACGCGACAATATGACCGCGGAAGCTGCGGAAGATTTGATTGCGGAAGCACAAGCAGAGTTCGACAGCTTTATTGCTGAGGGTGACACCGAAAGCGCGGAGCAAATTTGCTCGGACTGGTTCGGACTTGAGCCGGACTTTTTAATCGAGTTATTTTAACACATAAGAAAGGAAAACAATGAAAATAGAAACTGCATTAAAAACATTCTCTCAGGATAGGCTGAAAGCTTGGGATGATCTAGTAGAACCAAAGCCGGAATGGGAGCTTTTTAAAAGGCTTTTACCCGCTTGCGATTGGAATTCGCTACTGGTTCACGAACGCTGGCTCAAACCTATACGCTTGAAGTTCAAGCAAACCCTTGACACGGAAGCTCCTTTGGAGCTACTCGATAGGTTTATTATATTCACAGAATGCGCTCCGGCGGATATGCTTTGTGATTGGGAAACTTGGGTAAACAGATAACACATAAGAAAGGAAAAAAATGGACACATACGAAACACTCATAGAAATGAACATAGCAACCGAAGAGGAAATTGCCCTTGTTACGTCAATCAATGGCAACAGCGAGGAAACTTACCTAGATATTCTGTTCGTAAGGACAGGGTGCCGGACACTTGAACAATTAAACGCTGATTAATATGAAAACTATACAACTAGAAGGCATCGAGCTACGGCCTGACAAATACTTTGACATAACAGTCGAGGCGGAGGCCGTGACAACTCATTGCGAGAGCAGCAGCGAAGCCGGGGAGTCCCAAGTAACAGAAGCTTGGGAGGAACGCGACCTTGACGGGTTCGATATTGTCTCATTGGTCTACTGGCCGAATGAAGATACGCCGGTTGACTTGCCTACCATCGTATTAACGCACGATGATCGGGCTACCATCTACGAAGAGACCCTAAAATACATCTAGCCTACCTTATGGCTGTCAGTCATATGACTGTCAGTCATTGACTCCCTTTTTTATATTAATTAATGATTGACTACCAGGGGCTGACTGTCTTAAGGTACACATCACATCAAAAAGTATGTCAAGCCTTGATATACATCAACACCGATAACAACGTAATAATAATGAAAAAAACAGAAGCATATATAACAGCATCAAAATTCTACCTCAGCGAGCCGCTGCCGGAAAACTTCGACGAGCTAGACGAGCAAGACGTGACGGACTTCATCAGAGACAACAAGTGGCAACCATTTGAAGAGTGGGAGGCGCACGGCATTTGGGAGCTTATAGAAGACCTTGCAGCTGAATTTCTAAACGTAACAAAAAACTTAAAATAATAATGAAAAAATCAGAAGAAACCAAAACCTACAGCGTCCAATGGGAGGAAACTGTAACGTATCACCGGAATGTAATCGCCTCTTCAGAAGTTGAGGCAATTGACATCGCTCAATCCAATTACTCATCAGAAGATGAAATCGAATCCCAAGGAGGTGACTGCTGCGTCACAATCGTATAATGAAAAACCATAAAGAAAATACAACCCTCGATCATATCGTCAAAGGCGGCGAGAAGATCTTTTACTCCGCCTGTGTGGTGCTGGCCTGCTGTCTAGGCGGCAGCATTATGCTACTGATCGCAGCCCTGATTGCTCAATTCTAATACCAATATATCAATACAATGAATACAGAAAATACAGAAAA